GTAATGGATTGTATACCACCAAAAGACCATGATATGAAACATCATGTTTTTCATAAGTTGGTTAAGTTACCAGTGAATGAATTTAATTCGTGTATGAAAGAAATAATCGCTGGTACTAAGGAAGGTAAGAGATTGGTGGGTGAAATGATTAGTGAGGTTAAATTCAGTAAATTTGAAGAGGCCATTGAAGAAGAAATCAATATGAAAAAAGAAGAGGCCAGACAACGCTCAATATCTGAGTTGGATGAGATAATGAATGAGCTTTATGATGGTCTTGGTGACTGATTAATAACCTAAATTGTTATATATTAGGCCTTTTGACATATTTATATGTAAAAAGGCTTTATATGTTAACAGCTCAAGAGATATTAAAAGAATATACAAATTGTGTATTAGACCCAATATACACAATTGAAACTTACTTCAAAACATTCGATAAAACCAATAATGGTTTCGTACCATTCTATCTTTTTGAGAAACAAAAAGAGATTGTTGAATCATATGAAAAATATCGATTCAATCTGGTAGCAAAACCAAGACAGGCTGGTGTATCAACCACAACTGCGGCATATCTTGCTGTTAAGGTGGCATTTGCTGATAAAGACAATCCAGAAGCTATTCTAATTGTTGCGAACAAACAGGACATGGCTTTTGAGTTTTTGGCCAAAATTAAAGACTTCTTAAATCAAATACCTAGATGGGCATGGGGTAGTGAATATTATGGTACCCCAGAAAAGGAAAGAAAGACAATTTTCATTTCTGATTCAAAAAAAGAAATTAAACTACCAAATGGTTGTAGAGTAAAGGCCGTTGCAACGTCTAAGGACGCATTACGTGGGTATACACCGACTTATCTGATAATGGATGAGGCTGCGTTCATTGAAGACGGTAAAGAGTTGTTTGGTGCGGCCCTTACGGCTTTGGGTACTGGTGGTCACGCAACATTGATTTCAACGCCAAACGGACAAGACCCATTATATTACGAAACTTATGATTTAGCGATAAAAAAGAAAAACAATTTCAATATTATTGAAATGCGTTGGTACCAAGATAACCGATATAATAAAGATTTAAGTTGGTACAAATACAAAGATAAAGAAAAAACAGAAAAAGAACAAATAAACGAAACTGAATTCACTTTTGAATCTTATGAACGATTTATAAAAGACGGTTATAAACCTACATCATCATGGTATGAGGAAATGTGTCGTGGTATGAATAATGATGCCAGAATGATTGCACAGGAATTGGATGTATCATTCTTGGGTTCTGGTGGTAATGTCGTTTCTGATGAATATATTCAACATCATAAAGCCAATAATGTTGAAGACCCAAAATTTGTTAGTGGTGAGGATAATGAATTATGGGTATGGGAAGAACCTATTGATGGTCATGAGTACATATTGGCTTCAGATGTTTCCCGTGGTGATGGTGAAGATTCATCAACCTTTGTTGTTATTGATTTTACAACAATGACACAGGTTGTTGAATATCAAGGTAAGGTACCACCAGATAAATTAGCTGATATCTTATATGAATATGGTATGTTATATAATGCATTATTAGTTGTTGATATTACTGGTGGAATGGGTGTTGCTACCATACTTAAATTGCAAGAAATGAAATACCCAAATCTTTATTATGATGATAAGGGAAAAGCTCTTAAACAAAGAAAGGATGTCGGCAAATATGATGTTAAAAAGGAAACCGCTGGTTTTCAAGTTGGTACCGATAGAACTCGTTTAGTGGCACATTTTGAAAAAATGGTACGTATAAATCGTGATGAAGGTTTAGACCATGGTATTAAAATACGTTCAGAACGATTAATATCTGAACTTAACACATTTGTTTATATAAATGGTAGGGCTGACCATGCCAAAGGTAAGCATGATGATATAATCATGGCAATGGCAATGGCATTATTTGTTCTGGAATATTCATTTAAAAAGTTAACACAACTTAAAAGTAAAACAAAAAGTATGTTGGCTAGTTGGGTGGTAAATTCGGGAAATGAAGCTCATAATATGCAACGTGAAATGACGGTATCGAGTAATAAACCTGAGCCAAAAAAACCAAACTTTAAACCACAGGTTGCTAAAAATATGCAAGACCCACAAGGTCAATATATGTGGCTTTTCTCTGGTTACAGATAATTATATAATATAACTGATAAATTTAAATAAAAATGGCTATACAAAAAGTACTTACAAGAAAAAATTATGGCACACTTTATAAGTGGAAAACAACTACTGGTCCACAGGATAAAGCAAATGTTAAGGGTGGTGCTAAGAGAGTTGGTTGTGATGCCACAGCTGGTAGTCAAGGTCAGGATTATAATGTCGGTTATGTTGTTGAACAACAAGTTATAAATGGGCAAGTAAATCGATTAGCATACGTTGAATGTGATTACGTTAAGTAACATTCACTTTGATATGGTTTTAAGTATAATAAAATAAAAAAAATGGCAAATAATAAAACAATATTTCAAACACTAACCAATATGTTCGGACCATATGGTGTCGAACCAGAAAGGGTCAGTAAAAAATATTCGTTAGGTAATTCTGAACTGCTTAGAACTACTTCAAAAGAAGAATATGAAAATCAAAAGTTACAAGCAAGACAAAATAAATACTTAAGTAATCAATGGGTAAAAGTTGAGAACGAAATATTTCAAAAATCAATACAATATGAGATTACCAGAATTGGTGCGTATTCTGATTTTGAGAATATGGAATTCTATCCAGAAATTGCTGCAACTTTAGATATATTAATGGAAGAATCAACGACAGTTAATGATGTTGGTAGGGTTCTAAACATTTATTCTGAAAGTCCACGAGTTAAAGGTGTATTAGAAGATTTGTTCTTCAATAGATTAGATGTCCATGTTGCTTTACCAATGTGGATAAGAAACATGTGCAAATATGGGGATAATTTCTTATATCTTAACACTGATGATAAAAGAGGTGTTACTGGTGTTAAGCAATTACCTAACTTTGAGATTGAGCGTAGAGAAGGTGGTGTTTATGATGTCATCAGTGCTAATTTAAACGGTGTTGAAAGGGGAAGCAATAAAGACGATAAAGTTAAATTCTTTTGGAGAGGTAGAGACCTAGAATTTATGAATTGGCAGGTTGCACATTTTAGGTTATTGGGTGATGATAGAAGGTTACCATATGGTACATCCATTTTAGAAAAGGCCAGACGTATCTGGAAACAACTTCTTCTTTCAGAAGATGCCATGTTAGTTTATCGTGTCACCAGAGCACCAGAACGGAGAATCTTTAAAGTTTTTGTTGGTAACATCGATGATGAAGATGTTCAACCATATGTAAATGAAATTGCCAATAGGTTTAAACGTGCTAGTATTATTGACCCAAAAACTGGTCAGATTGATTTAAGATATAATCAATTGGCAAATGACCAAGATTATTTTATTCCTGTAAGAGAAGAGGGTGCGGCTACGCCTATTGATACGTTGCCAGGCGCATCAAATTTGGACGCCATCGCAGATATTGAGTACCTCCAGCGTAAACTGTTTACAGCTTTACGTGTACCAAAAGCGTTCTTAGGTTTTGATGACCCAAAGGGTGAAGGAAAGAATTTAGCATTATTGGATATAAGATTTGCTAGAACTGTTAATAGAATTCAACAAGCTGTTTTACAGGAACTGAATAAAATAGCGATAATACATTTAGTATTATTAGGTTTAGAGGATGAGATTGATAACTTCACAATAACAATGAATAACCCATCGACACAAGCCGAAATGTTGAGAATTCAGAATCTACAAACAAAGGTAACTTTGGTTAAAGATGCAACGTCAGATATTGGTAATGGATTCAGTGTTATGTCACTTACAAAGGCTAGAAGAAGTATACTGGGTTGGAGTGACGAGGAATCTAAACAGGATTTCCTTCAACAACGAATGGAAAAAGCTGCATCTGCTGAACTTGAAAATACTGCAAATGTTATCAAGCATACTGGTATGTTTGATAAGGTTGATAAACTATATGGTGATATTGAGGTTGCCAAAGCTGGCGGTGCCGCACCTGAAGGTGGTGGTGAAGCTGGTGGCCCATCAGGTGGTGGCGGAGGCGGCTTCGGAGGTGGCGGCTTAGGCGGTGGAGATATTGATTTCGGTGAAGGTGACTTGGGTGAATTCGGTGAAGCTGAAGGTGGTGAAGCTGGTGGTGGTGAAGCCCCAGAAGGTGGTGCCGCTGAAGGTGGTGAAACTCCTGAAGCTGGTGGTGCCGAAGGTGGTGGTGAAGCCCCAGAAGCTGGTGGTGAATTGGCCGAAGATTTAACCAAAATTGAAAATTTATTAACTGAAAGGGTTGATAAATTATCGAACGATATTCAAACAAAAAAGAAAAAATATCAAGCAAATTATTATAATCGGTTGGTTGAGTCTTTAGATAATGAAGCTATTGAGAAAAAAATTCATGACAATAAAGTAAAGATATTCGATGAGGGTTTAAGACTGAATGAGGAAATTGAGTCGGTATTAAAAGGTATCGATGAATTATCAAAAGATACAGATGAATAACTTTTATCAAATATTCAGATATTTATTAATTAAAAATAGTTCATTATGCAAAACTTCGGGATAACTAAAAATATATTTAAAGAGTTTTTGGTTGAAAAACTATCAACTAAAAAACCTTATGATAAAGCCAAATTCAAGCAGGTAATTAAAACCTTAAAGGAAAACAAGGTTTTAAAAAAACAATTCAATGTATATACCAACATTGAAAATTTAGTTGAAAACGATGATGTGAACATTTATGAGTACATAAACGAAAATATGTCATTGTTTAACGGTATAAGCAAAAATCAAATAACTGAAGCTAATAAAGAATTCAATGATTTGGTTAATGAATTTGTTGGTGATTTCAAAGTTGATTCTGATAAGAATGAATTATATGAAGCCATCGATTTTCTTATATGTAATAGGTCTTCTGAAGGTTCGCTTAACAAACGTGCAGCAAAAAAGATATATATAAAGGAATATGTTAAGGCCAATAAAATTATTGAGAAGTCAACAACAGAACCAGTCCCATTAAATATGTTATCAAAGATAATGGTTGATAAATTCAACAGAAAATATGAATCATTGGATGAGAGTGAAAAACTAATGATAAAGTCTTTAATGGAAAACACTTCTGAAGCAAAATTGAATGCATTTAAAGCAATGGTAAATGAATGTGTCGGTGTTGT